AATGTGTGATACATCCGTTCCATTGTCTGCATACACGCTCACACCGCTTGTGTCGGCTCTGCCGTTGCGGTTGATTAACTCGGTCAGTCTGTTGGCATGGTGTTGAGTGTTAATGTCAACATCTCTTCTGCCGGTGCTCAATGCCTGACTTACAATCTGTTCACCGAGAATATTTTTAAGAATCGTATATTCAGAAGTTTCTCTGAGTGAATCAAGTTTAACGCCCTCTCGACCAAAGCTGTATGCGGCTGAATATGCTTTGTTATATTTGTAGAGCATTTCCTCATCGCTCATTTTCTGAGCCTGCGGACTTTCTCTCCACTCCTCAAAGTTGGAAATATAATTCCTCGCACCGTATGTATCAAATTCGTTTGCGCTGTGAACAATCGTATCAAGCTGACTGTCAGAAAATGTTATGCTGTCCGCATTAACCTGCTTGCCGTCATTTGTATTGAATATAAGTGTGTTTTCTTCATCACTGCGATTGATTTTAGCCGAGCACTCAAGGCTCTTTAGTGCAACCTTGACGACCTTACCTGTTGAAGTATCTGTTGCGATAATGCCGTTTGGGTGCTTCTTGCCAAAAGCATATACGCCGTACATTTTGCCGATATCCTCTGTATCGGCTTTTTTTGTTGCATTGATTACAGTGCTTGCCTGTGCCTGTTCTGCGTTCTGCTGTCCGTTCTGAGCCGTGTTCTGCTGTGTAGGGCTCTGTTCGTTCTGAGCATTAACAGTCTGATTACTCTGCTCTCGTGTGTTCTGCTTTGTTACCTGAGCAATTTTGTTTACAAGTTCGGGATTTTTGCCAACCTCTCTGTTGATAAGATACATAAGGTTGCCGACATCTCCGGCACTGATTTTTCCCTCGTTATCGGTTTCAACGAGTTTCTGCATTTTTGCAGCATAGTTGTATGCTCTATCGTTTTTGTCGGTTGCAAGTCCTTGCCTAATGAGTAAATCAAGGTCAAAGTTTTCATCGGCCATAATAGCTTTACCGATTTGTGCGTTGCTCTCTTTATTTTGGGCCATATCAATTTTTGCACCTGCAAGATTGACACCTGCGGTAGCAAGGTTAAGCACACCGCCCGATATTGCACCGCCGGCAAAATCAAGTCCGACATTCTTCCAAAAGTCCCAGCTTGCGGCATTCTCCGCCTCAGCCTCACTCATTCCCTGTTCCATATAATTTTTCTTTGAAAGGTTGTATGAAGATAAATCCTTGTTTATTGCGTCATCAGTCAATCTGTTTGCAAGGTCGGTAAAAGCCTCTTCCGAGCCTTCAGTAAATGCACCTTTAAGCACATTGCCGACAGCCGCACGAAATGTGCTTTTACCGCTTGCTTTAAACGCTGAGAGTTGTTCAAGAGAAACCTTTTCAAAAAGAGTTTCGGCAATACCTGATGCAATACCGGTCTTTACCGCATTGTCAATTGTACCGCCGTTGTTGATAACTTCGTTCGCCGCACCGACACCGGCACTTGTGCCCATAATGCCGAGTGACAAAGCCTGTCCGCCCGGAATGGCATTGAGCGGTAACAAAGAGGCAAAGTCAGCCATACTCATTCCTGTGTTGTAAAGGAATGAACCGAAATCATTGTTAATGTTTTCAGATACCTTTGCACGCATAGCATCAGATATAGCGGTATTGGTTGCTTCGGGGTTAATGTAGCCGTCACCGCCGTTATATTTCTTATTAAGGTCGGTTGAGATATATTTTACTGCATCGGGAACAGCACCACCGAGCCTTGCTCCTACGCTTGCAATTGAACCGAGTATAGGATGTTCATCAGCATACTCTGTACTTATTCTTGTAGTTTCCGCTGCTTTTTCTTCATCTCTTTCTCTTTCATACCATTTATATAATGATTCGGTGTCATAACCTTCCTTTTTCAGATTCTTAAAATTCTTTTCAATCTGTGTACGCTCTTTGTCGGACAACTTGTTAATGTAGTTATAATCATCAAGAGTCACCTGATTTTTTATGCTGTCAGTATCGTGTCCTGTACTTGCAAGCATATGCTTGGTATCATCATAGTGTTGTAAAGCATAGTACTTCTGCATTACAGTTTTGAGTATAACATTCTTATCAACTATATCGTCATACTCTTTTTTCTTCTGTTCAGAGAGTTTAGCTCTATTGATGTATGTATCAATTTTATCCTGTTCATCTTCAATATTCCTGCGTCTTGCTTCTTTGTTTTCGTCTGTACCTGTTGTTCCTCTGTCATACAGATTTTCGTATTCTTTGCTCAGTTCCCGGTTGTATTTTTCAAGTTCTTCGCTTGTGGCATTGTCATACATATGCTTATTAAGCCAGTTAAGCTCACTTGTTGTTGCGTGCAATCTCGCATTAAGCCTCTGCTCAAGCGTTGAGTTTTTATATTTGTTTTCAAAACTTTCCGTAAGTTTGTTTGCTTTGTTGCCAATATCGGCAAGAACAGCTTTCTGCGAATCACTTAAATCATACTCGCCGTTTCTCTGCTTTTCTGCAATCTGTTTGTCAAGCTCATCAATTTTTGAATTGTACTCTGAATAAACTTTATACCTATCCTTTTTTCTTGTATCAATACCTGTAGAGGTTACAAGTCCGTTATCAAGTGCATACTTGTTGCGTTCATCAACTAATGCTTTTCTTTCTTCGGTCATACCTTTTAAAGATTGACTGCGCGCATATTCCTTAGCGTTATGTCGGTTTATTTCCGTCTGCTTATTAACCCTGTCGGCAAGTTCATCATATTCTTTCTGCATTTTCTCGGCTGTTTTGTTGTCACCGGTTGCAACCGCAGCATTATACATGTATGTAAGTCCTTTAACTCTATCATTCAAAGACTTGTTCGGGTTTTTAATTGCGTCCTTCAAATCCTCTGCGGAGCTGTTCGCATTATTCAAATTTCCACTAAAAAAGGATTTAATATCCGAGCCTGCACTTGAAGAAGTATTGTTACTGCTTTTTACAGAAATATCATTTGTCGCTGTTTTATTATTTGATGATGTCGAACTTGTGTCGTTTGGTAAATCGTGTTGATGCTGAAATACTTCCTGCTGAATCCATTCGTTATATGAAGCCACCTGCGTTTTTCCGTTTTCATCGGTTATATACCTCGGTGCTGATGTATGCTGAATATAATTATCCGAACGGTCAATACCGTTGTGATAAAAGTTTCCGCTGATTTTGCCTGCTTTAAAATCTCTTAAATCGTCGCCTGCGGTTCTTTTTCTTTGCTGTGCCATATATACAGTCCTCACTTTTTCTTCTTATTTATCGGTAGTTCGTTCCACTCTTTTTCCGATAAATATTTTGTTTTTCCGTTTTCGTCCGTAGTAACTCTTGAAGTTGACGTTTGAAAATAATCAGTGTTTTTACCGATACTCATTGAGTTCGGACCGCCGTAGTGGTCATCATTAAGCGTTCCACCGTTTTTGCTCATCCTGTCAAGCGTGCTTGTCAGGTCAGCCGTGCTGACATTGAGCTTATCGGCAATATAGTCCATTTCGTCAAGCGTGATGTAGCCGTTATAATAGCCCTGTGCAAGCTGACCGACCTTGTATTCATACTTAGCATTTTTAAGGTCATATGCATCTACGAACTTATCATATGCCGCTCTGTATCTGCGGTTATCCTCTTTCTCCTGTGCAGCTTTCTGTTCTTTTGCCAACTCTGTCTGAGCCTTAACATAAGCGTCATAAGCAGATTTATTTTTATCGTATTCAATCTTCTGAGCGTTTTCTCTTTCAGCCTGTGCATTTTGTGCAAGCTGATTGGCACTTACCGTGTCATACAAATAACGCTGACTGTCTGCTGCTCTTGCTGATGAGAGATTATTTACTGCTCCGTTAAGTTTTGCTGAGTAAACATCATTGTTAGCACTGTCAAGGTTGACATCTGCCTGTCTGTCGGTTGAGTACCTGCTTGCAAGAAGATTAAGATAGTTCTTGTAGTCTCCTACCGTGTCACGATTACGGCTGTAATCCGTACCCTCAAGCGTATTGTAAAGGTTAAGCACATTTGCGTTTTTCTCCTGCTTTGCCTGATAGTCCTGTTGTGCAAGCCCCTTAAATGTGCTTTCCGCATCGCTTATATTCCCCATACGGTCATTGTAGACCTCGTCTGCGACAGTATCGGCATAGGTAGGATTGTAACCGCCTGAAAGCTGATTAGCTGTGTTACGGCTCGTATCTCGTGCCATAGCGGCATTCTGTGCAAATTCCTTGCGGTACTGCTGATATGCCTTGTCTTGCGTCGGATCATATTCAAATCCTCTGCCTGTCAGATAGTTACTTATGGCGTCATCTAACTTACCGCTGTAAGTGCTTTTATAGTTGTCAGCCTGTCCTGTCGCTGTCGATTCTGCACCCGCAAGAGCGGCGGCACTCTGCTTAGTGTCACCGCTCACCGTCTGACTTGGTACTTCATTCATCAGGTCATTATAAATTTTTTCTTCACTGTTCACACTCAATTTTCTCACCTCACTTTATTTTTACCTGACTGTTCAGATAATTGTAATAAGCGTCCGACTGTCTGCGCTGGCTGTCAATACTTGACCTTGTGTCGGCACTCAATGTGTTGTGTTCATACTGTGCCTCGGCAAGACTTCTGATGTCTGAAAGATTACTCTGTGCCGCTGACATTTGTGTCTGCCAGTGAGCGAGTTCGTTCTGAAAGTTGCTCATATCAAGGCCTTTGCTTGTGCCGTACTTGTTTTCGTAATAGGTCATAAAGTCGTAATCATCCGTTACGCTGTCCCTGTAACGCTGATATTGCGTGTTATCAAGGTTCTGCAATACGCCGATTCTGTTTAGTGTATCTTCCTGCTGTTGCTGATAACTCTTGTAGGCTTCATTTTTTAGTGTTGGTACCTTGTTTGCAAGCTCGTCCATATACTCGCCGAATGCCTTTTGTCCTGCCGCCTGTGCATAAGTGTTACTGTAACCGCCTGTGTTAGCTGCATAACTTCCTTGTACATTTTCCTGTGCAACCTTACCCTCACGGGTATATTTTTCTTTCGCCTTTTGATATTCAGAAGAATTTTCGGGAGTCCAGTCAAATTTATTCTTTTGGTACTGATTGGCAAGCTCGTCAATCGCTCCCTTGTACTTGCTCGTATATCCCTTATTGATTTTATCCGTGTAGGAATTAGCGTAGTTGTCAGCCTGCTGACGAGCCTGTCTTGTGTCGTAACTGTCAGCGTATGTCGGAGCTGATGAGGCAACACGGTTATAGTTATTAACCGCATTGTCAACATCGCCTGTGCCGTAAACCTTGTATGTATAAGCCATTATTTTTCACTTCCTTTTTGTGACTGTCCGATTGCGGATAGAAAATCATCTGTTATGTTGTCGCTGTCAATATTACTGAGCACGAAAGCCAGCTGTTCGTACATATCGTTTAGATAGTTCCGCATTTCTCCCATGTCATTTGTTGAAGGGGGCGGATCAAGTTTAAATGTTGCCACGCTTATCACTTCCTCTGCTGTGCTCAATATCAATTCCGTAAATTTCGACCTGTCCCGTTCCTACAAGTTTAAGCCTTAAATATTCCGCTCTGCGTAAAGCTACGGCGAATACTCTCGGCTTTTTCTCGCTGTACAGCATTTCGCTGACTTTCCGCCATTCGCCGTTGTCCTTGTATTGTACAAACAAGCTGACCTTTGCTCCCTTTTCAGCTTTAATGCCGATTCGGATTTTTCCGATATTTTTCACATTAAATTCGCCGTCGTAAAGGTCGCCTGTTTCAGCAGACCACTCAAAGCACTCTTCCTGTTGATACTCATATTTCGTATTGTCAACAAGAAGATTGTCCGCTTTATCAGGACACATAATGTTTTCTTTGGTATCGTCAAGCCAATACAGAACACCGTTGTATGTGGTGCAGTCAATCATCTTTGCGTCGTCTTCCTTGTGCCACAAGCCTTTGTCGGTATCGTACACAAGAAGTTCCTGCTCTCCGTCATCTCTTTCGGCAGATATGTAGTATTTATTTCCGTGTCTGCCGCCGACTGCGTTCTTATAAGTATGTCCCCACAAAGATTCTTCGCTTATGAGTGCCGGCAGGCTACCGCTCTGATAGGCATATACACCGTTATGGCCAAGATAAAATAAGGTTGAGTTAATGTTGACAAGGCTCTTTTCGCTTCCGATTGCGACACCCGGCACATTGTATTCTGCAAGGGTAAAATTGCTCGGCTTTGTTCCGTAGATTTTTAATGCGTAGTTTTCTTTGAAGAAAATAACGCTGTCGCCTCGTGTTGCAATCCCTGTAAACTTTCCTTCTTTACCGCAGGTCATAGCCCAGCTGTCTGTACTGATTCCGTCACTGTATGCCTGCCAGTTGCGCTCATCGCCTTGTTTACAACAATAAATTTCGTTTTTGTCTGAGGAGCAACACCACAAGCGGTTTTGCATTTCAACAATTTTTCCCTCATCAAAATTGGGAGAGATTCTTTCAACTGTGACTGTACCTGTGTACGGCACGCTTGATTCCAATTCGCACTTGATTACAAGCTCATTTTTGGAAACGTAATAAACCTTGAAAGTTTTTTCGTTAAGGTTTTCAATATAACTCTCATCGGCGTAGCTTTCGGCATCTGTGCTGACAAGAGAGTCAGTTAATCCGCTTATCTTCACAAAATCTCCAACTTCAATATGCAATCCAATGTTTTTGGCTCTTATTGTCGTATAATTAAACTTTTGAGATAACTTTTTGAAATTCAAAAGCCTATTCTTTTTAAATGTACTGTCCTTCTTTTCAATTCCGATAACAGAGTAAAAGTTGTTATAACTCTCAATTACCGTGCCTATCCTAATATAATTTAAGCTGAATATATCAACCATGTCTTTATTACTTGTCAACTGATATTTGGTGTCAGTTAAATCGTTGCTGGTATATAAAGTTACGCTCGGTCGATAATTCTTGTTCGCACTTGCGTCATAATGTGACCGTGTAATTGAACATAACAAATATGCGTAATCATATGTCGAGGCATCAAGTTGCCAATTACTCTTTGTTTCTACTTGTGTGCTCGAATCTTTGTTCCGGCAATCAATCATAGTCACCTTTTTGTTGCTCATATTAACCGAGAATTTCTCGGGGAATACTACAACCTTGTTGCCGTATAAAACAATATGGTGCTGTTTTGCCGCATCAATCTCATCAATCTTTGTGACCTCTGCCCCGATATGCAGATTTTTGTCTGAGTCAATATAAATCAAACCTGAGTTAGCCGACAAAAGATTTGAGATGATTTTGATTTGGCTATCGGAAGTAATTCGGGAGCGGTTTGCTCTCGGTGCAAGCTGTGGGTATTTATCAGAAGTCATATTTTTAAAATCTTTGAACTCTGTGTAAATACTGCTTGATGAGCTTGAAACCCTTGAAAAGCCTGTGTTCGGACTTCGGTTAAGTCCTCTGAACACACTGATACTCGTTGTGTCTCTCCTCGGTATGTTTAATTCGGGTAGCATTATTTCACCGCCTATCCAATGTGAAAGTTATATCGTTTCTTTTGCGGGTGCGTTTTAAACCAGAACACACCAAAATCCTGCCTCAGCTGATTATATACGCTCATATCAACCGAATATCTCTCGGCCTCTTCGTAATCCCTGTCAATCTGTGCCGCACAATAAACCTCATACATTCTGTCGTATGGAGCAGGGGCAAGCAGTTCAAAGTCACGGTCCGTGTCAATCAGATAGTTTCCGTATGTTCCAACTATGTAATTATCGCCTTCGCGATTACTTATTACATTGCTGATGATTTCCATTTCTACCTCATTAATATAACTTATAATGTCCTCATCGGACACATCATATCCGCTTTTAAGATTCCTCACTCTTTCAATTACCTTGTCAAGTGTCATATAATCACCTCTCTAATATCTGTGTACGCAAAAACGCAAAAAGGCGGAAGCTACCGCCCCGCCCTTCTGCGAATTTTGTGTAAGGAGTACAATTTATTCCTTGTTATTGAATTAGATTCTGCCCTCGGCAATTGCCTGCTGAGCGATCTCGGCAGCCTTATCCTGCACGCCCTGCGC